ATGTTCTCAGGAACATCGGGTATTGGCAAAACAACTGCTGCTCGTGCAATCTGCAACGAGACAGGAGCGGACTATCTAATCATCAATGGTTCTGATGAAGGTAGAATGATTGATACTCTTAGAACTAAGATGACACAATTCTGTTCTACTATTTCTTTGACAGGTAGTCGTAAAGTTGTAATAATTGATGAAGCGGATTATATGAATCCCGATTCAGTACAACCAGCGATGAGAAACTTTATAGAAAAGTTTGCTGATAATTGTTCTTTTATTTTTACTTGTAATTACAAAAATCGTATTATTGAACCTATTCATTCACGTTGTGCAGTTATTGATTTCACTCTTGATAAAGATGAAAAACCAATAATTGCATCTCAATTTATGAATAGAGTTGAGTATATTCTTTCTAATGAAAATATTGTATTTGATAAAAATGTAATTGCAAAACTTGTTCTCAAGCACTTTCCAGATTTTAGGAGAGTACTAAATGAGTTACAAAGGTATTCAACTTCTGGTGAAATCAATTCTGGTATTCTTGCAAATATCAAAGAAATGAATATGAAGGAGTTGATAAATTCATTACGTGAAAAAAACTTTTCAAATATGAGACAATGGGTTGTTTCTAATGTTGATAATGATCCAACATCAGTCTATCGTAAAATATATGATGAGCTATATAGTGTATCGGAAAAAAGTTCTATTCCGCAAGCCGTCTTGATAATTGCTGATTACCAGTATAAATCTGCTTTTGTTGCAGACCAAGAAATCAACCTTGTAGCGTGCCTTGTTGAGTTAATGGCAGAATGTGAATTTGTATGAGTGAAATATTTAAGAAGTATGGTAACGTTCCAATATTTGGGAAACGCATTCTTCACGTAGCTTCTCCTGTTCGTTGGAAAGGGAGTAAATATGTGGTGGAGAGATGTTCAAACTGGAAAGTGATGATGGATACGGTGGATTTTCTACCAATGTGCCATCACTATATCATGATACCAGAATTGAACACTCTCTCCCCTTCTGACCGTCTGTATTCAATGGATAACGTAACGATAATTCCGTTTCCTTATCCTCAATCTGTTATGCAGAATCGTGCTAATTTTGATGGTAAAACCTTTTGTCGTATCTTTTCAGGAAGACAAAAAGTAGAATTTCGTCCTGGCGAATTCATTACATTAGAAACATCTTCAATTGATATTGATTTTGTATTCACACATCAACCAGAAATTCTTACAAATGTTCTTTGGAATTTGTTGTCTCTACGTTATAGTATGAACAATACAGATGCATTTGCATTTTTTCATTGGGTTGATTGTAATGCATCAAGTCCGGCACCAGCCTTTCCACCTACATTTTTCAGACAATTTGAAGCTATTGATAGATGTAGTAAAATCTTTTTTCATTCTGATGCTAGTGCAGAATATATTCTTTCAAATTTTGAAAAAGTATCGCATGTTTTAGTTCCAGATAAAAAGGTTTTGTTGGATAAAATTGCAAAATTACCACTTAAAGCAAAACCACTTCCACAAACAAATGGAGAGTATTGGAGTCCACCAGAAGGAAAGAAAATAATAGCGTTTAATCATCGTTGGAATGAAACAACTGGAGCGAGACAACTTCATAAGATGATGGAAGGTTTGCCAGAAGAATATCAAGTTTTGGTTACTGATGAAAAAGTCAAGAAACCATTGTCTGGATATTCACCAGTTGAGACAACTGGATTAGAGGAATTAGAAGAAAGCCAAGAAGAATCAGTATTTGAGCCAGGTAGATTTAAGTATGCATATGATGGTATTCCTAAATCTTTGATTGGTTCTTTTGAATTGTATTCTGATTTTCTACGTGGTTCTTATGCATCGGTTGCATGGATTAAAGGGTATGCAACTTGGAATCTTTCAGTACAAGACCCAATACAAGTGGGTACACCTACATTGGTGTATGATTCTCCTATGATGAGAGAAGTTCTTGGTGATAATTATCCTCTATATTTTAAGACAAAAGGAGAATTTCAACAAAAATTGCAAAATTTACCAGATAATTTTTCTCATGATATTCCAAAACACGATGCTGTATTTCGGGACAATTTGGTTCAGGCCATGATTCAAAGTTGGAATATTACCAAGAAAAATAAGGAAGGTTCGTTTTGTAAACCTTGGTTGTATTTTATTCTTAATGGGTTAGAATATAAAAAAGATTTCTTATTTCAAACACACCGAAAAATGGTTGATGGCCAAGGTGGAAATTCTTGGGAAACTATTCGTAGATGGTGTTTGCAGTTTGGACTGAAAGATGACCCAACTTCTCGTCATACTCGTTTATTCATTCCAGATGATACTATTAAAGAGAAGATGATAAAACACCTTGAAGGATTTGATAGTTCTAAAACACGAAAAGATGCAAATGGTAAGTTGGAAAAACACAAAGATTTTCATAGTGAATTAACTAGAGGTGGAAAAATATCTGATTTGTCAGGATTGTGGTCATGAATCCTTTTGATTTTGTAAAACAGATTAATCATGGAAAGGTTAATTTGATAGATGAAACTCCTGAGCTTGAGAAGGAGTATAAACAATTCATTATAAATCGGGCACTAAGTTTTAATCATGATACTGTTCTTTATGCAAATGAAATGAATTTCAACAACCATCTTGATTCAAAACTTCAATTTGACTTTTTTCTAAATACTATTAGACCTAAAAAAAGGTATAGTAAATGGTTAAAAAGAGAAAATAATGAAGTTCTTGAATTAATCAAGGTATATTATAAATGCAGTTATGCGAAAGCGAGAGAATATGCTACTTTACTCGATGATTCGCAACTGGATATTATTAAACAAAGAATTGATACAGGTGGTTTGAAAGGATCAAAATGAGTGAAACAATTATCCAAGCGATGATTGAAGTGAAATTAAATGAGCCGGATGATTTCCTAAAGGTACGAGAAACCCTTACACGAATCGGGATTGCATCACGAAAAGAAAAAACTTTATTTCAATCTTGTCACATCCTGCACAAGCAGGGTAAATATTACATAGTACATTTTAAAGAACTGTTCGCACTAGACGGAAAAGCAACAAATTTTTCAGAGAATGATGAAGCACGAAGAAATACGATTGCAAATCTTCTCGCAGAATGGGAGTTAATCAAACTAGCGGAACCAGTAAAATCTTCAGAACCTACGGTGCCATTGAGTCAGTTAAAGATTCTGTCCTTTAAAGAAAAGGATGAATGGGAATTAACTCCAAAATATAATATTGGGAATAAAAGGAATTCTGATGTTGACAATGAGCAATGATTTACATTATTATAAATTACATCCAGAAGTAAAAGACCCCATTCGTGCTACGAGGGGGTCTGCATGTTTTGACTTGTACTCTTTCTTACAAGAAGATAAACCAATAAAAGTATATTTAAATCAACTAGAAGTAGTAGAGAATAAAAATAGAGTAGTATTAAACGGAAGGGTACAAGTCAATCCTAATGAAAGAGTTTTAATACCCACAGGCCTCATTTTTGATATACCAAGAAGTTATTCGGTTAGATTATATCCACGATCCAGCCTTGCACTCAAACAAGGATTAACATTAGCAAATAATGTTGGGATTATTGATTGGGATTATGTCGAACCAGTTTTTGCAATGATTGTAAATATAAGTGGAGATGTTAAATATGTGAATCATAATGAACGTATTTGTCAGGGTGAATTATTTAAAGACCAACCATGTATAATAGAAGAGGTGAAAGATCGTCCACAGACAAAAACAGATAGAGAGGGGGGATTTGGGTCAACAGGAAAGAAATAATATTGACATAGAAGAGTTGTATTAAATATTAATTATTACACTTGACATCCCTGACAAAATTTAGTATAATGTAAGTTGAAAGAGTGAAAAAGGAATTGATTATGAAAACTGTGTTGACTGAAAATGATTTGAAAATATTGTCTGAGAGAGATTCAGGTGGTAATTTTATATACAATGGTTCTGTACTTAAAAATGTGTTCGAGAAAATTAACAATATTTTTATAGAAAAACGTGGTTATGTACATGAAGGTGGGCGTGGGCCGCATAGTAGTGGGAAACTACTTGGTGAATTTGGATATAAAAAGAAAATAAATTTACGTCCTTCTGCAAATCTTTTCAATGATTATGATGAAGATATGGTACATTGTGATTGGTGTGAATTTTTAGGATTAAATGCTATTCATCCTCTTTCATGGATTACAGAACACGAAGGGAGGAATGGAACATGTAAATACATGACAAGATATAGGAATTATTTACGAACTCCAGCAGAATTGAAGAAGGCTGCTAGTAGTAGATATTTTGAAACTGTATTGAGACTTTTTAGGGAAAAACATCTTAATGAAGCAATTTTATTAAATGATGAATTAGATATACTATGTTATGAACAACATGGAGAAGAATGTTTTAATTGTGGATCGACTGAAAAACTTGAATTAGATCATATTTTACCATTACATAATTTTTATGCTAATACTTTAAATAATATGATACCATTATGTACACCATGTAATCGTTCAAAAAAAGAAAGATGGCCAGGTGAATTTTATACCGAATCAAAACTTATAATATTATCTAAAATTTCTGGATATTCTTTGTCGTTATTGAATAACCCTACATTTAATTATGATTTTATTGATTGGTTTTTAGTTAATGAAGACTTAGTTCATGACTATACATTTTCAAAACGAAAGAATGCTGATTGGAAATGGGAAATATTAACAAAACGGGTTGCTGAAGCTCTTGCAAAAAGACCAAATGATTTACACTTCGTATAATGATTTTTTAAAATCATTTAATATACCAGAAAAAATAGAATATTTGGAATATAAATCCAAATTAAAATTATTAGCTAAGTATGGAGAAACTTATGAAGAGGCTAAGTTATTTGTTGAATGGGCTAACGAAAGTGAACTTTGGACAGATGAATTAATAGAAGATTTTTGTAAACGATGTTATCAAGTATTTGTAGAAGCTCCAGAAAAGTTTTTAGAAAATTGGTATGATATGCACATAAAACAAACAGCGAGACAACATATTTCTGGAATTGTACCATGTGAAATGAATGGAATTATAGATGGTTCTATAAAAACTGAGTATGGGAGAATTGTCAAAAATCTATTTTGGGAAGATGTATATTCAACTTATACGACAAATTCAATGGGACTTCCCACAACCCATGAAGTTTTAAAAAAATGTGTAGAACAACCTTTCATTTTTAGAATATGGAAAACTCCTAGTTCTCAAAAATTTGTAGTAAGAGATAAACATCATAATTCTCGTCTTTTTGGTATACTTAGAGGCACATCAAGTAAAGCTTCAATATTCAATCCCAATACAGCTGCATATATTATTAGTAATATTTTAAAGTCAGAAAAATTATTAACACCATGTTTGGGTTGGGCATCTTATCTTATAGGTTCATTTAGTGCTAATGTTAAACATTATGTGGGTATAGATGTAATTCCTCATGTAGTGGATAAATGCAAACAGTTATGTGAAGAGCATACCAGTAATCCATTTAATAGTAATAATTTAAAATATGATTTTTATTGTTGTCCTTCTGAACAAATAGACAAACGACACAATTTTATTGAAACATATAAAGAATATTTTGATTCAGTATTTTTTTCTCCACCATATTTTGATTTAGAAGTATATGAAGGTGGAGAACAATCAATTGAATCTTTTCCTAATTATCAAGATTGGTTAAAAGGATATTGGGAAGAGACTGTGAAAATATGTCATAGTGTTCTTGAAAAAGGTGGTATTTTTAGTTTTGTTATTGTTCCACAATATAGGAGTAAAAATGAAACAATTTTTATCGGTGATGATCTTTCAAATATTGCAAAGAAATATTTTACTGATATTGGAGTTAAACAAATTCAATGGAAAACTCAAACTTCATTAGGTGTTGGAAAACAGAAAGAATTTGGGAATAGTGAAAGATTATATCTTTTTACAAAAAAAAGTTAAATGTGAGATAAATAACTATGGAAACAAAATACAAATTATTAGTGAGAGATGTAGGAAATTACACAGAAGATTCTCTAATAAAACTAATTTGGATTGTTTTAAAACATCGTGCCGAACATTTCCTAAAAGGAGAGGGTTGGCGTGATTGAGGTTGTCCATAGTGGAGACCTCATTATACTACCCATTGCTGTGTGCTACAGAATGGGTTATTTTTAATAACCTTGCTTTTAGAAGGAGGTAATATGGTAACACTAGCACATCACACCCCATTCACAGCAGGCGATCTTGAACGATTTATGGGTCTTTCCGTAGGATTTGACCGTATGTTCAATCGTTTGATGGATTTTCCTAATACATCACAGGATAGTGGATTTCCGCCCTACAACATTCGTAAAGAAGATGACTACAATTATGTCATAGAAGTGGCCCTTGCTGGGTTTTCTGAATCTGACATTGAAGTTGAGGTAAAGGAAGGGGTAATCACAGTACGTTCAAAAGAAGACAAAAATACTGATACTACTCAGTATGTTCACAGGGGAATTGCCCGAAGAGCATTCTCTAAATCTTGGACTCTTTCTGATGATATGGTTGTCAAGGGAGCTGAGTTTGACAATGGTCTTCTAAATATTTCTTTGGAGAAAGTGGTTCCCGAAGAAAAGAAACCACGTTTGATTCCCATTACTAAGTTGATTAGTAAGTAATCATTCTCCAAACCCCATCGAGGAATATATACTTTGATGGGGTTTTTGTTTTTAATCTAATGAAGGAGAATAATATGTTACCACTCGCCGGAATGTTATTCAACGTAGTTGCTGGATTGGTAGTCGATAAGGCACAAGATCTAGCAGAAGCACACGTTGAAAAAATGATAGACGATATTTTACCAGATAATGCAAAAAAAGAATTGGATAAAATTGTAAAAAATGATCCATCTCACATCTTTGAAAATGCAAAAGATGCTCTAAAAGGAGCAGTCGAAGGCAAACTCCCTGTACAAATGAAAGATGGTAAATTCATGCCGATAGAGATGAATGTTACTTTAAAATTTGATCCAAATACACAAAAATTAGAAATATTGAATAGGGAGTAATTATGTACATGACAAAGAATTTTTCATATTTAGAGATGATTAAGAGTTCAACGGCTGATCGGATGGGGGTTTCAAACGAACCAACAACTGAACACGTTATCAACTTAGTCAATCTCTGTAATTTTATTTTGCAACCAGTGAGAGAGGAATTTGGGCCAATTCGTATCAACAGTGGTTATCGTTCTCCCACACTCAATTCAAAAGTGGGCGGATCTAAAACGAGTCAGCATTGTAATGGTGAGGCTGCAGATTTTGAATCTTCACGAATATCAAATCCAGATCTCGCAGCATGGATTGCTAAAAATTTAGATTTTGACCAACTTATTTTAGAATTTTATGATGGGAAAAATCCGAATAGTGGATGGATACATTGTTCTTATAAAAAGGATGGTTCAAATCGTCATAATACATTGACAGCTCTGAGAGTTGGTGGAAAGACACAATATAAAAAAGGTCTTCTAAAATAAAGGGGGAAGTACATGAAGTATTTCTGGTTAATATATCTCCAATTTTTGTTTGTTGCCGGGCAATTCAATGGAAGAAAAAATTGGATTGACAAACATATCCTAATATGTTATAATAAGTTAGATGAGTTAAAAGTGAATTATATTAAAATCCATAAATTTGATCAATTAGATACTAAATGAGTTTTTATACGAATGTCTCAACTATTGGAAACAGTATACTATTTCGGGGTGTCTCTAAAGACGGAAAAAGATTCAAAGACCGTATAGAGTATCATCCCACTCTTTACATTCCTACCAAAGAAGAAACAAAATTCCAAACTCTAGAAGGCGACCCAGTTGGAGAAATCCGGCCGGGTACGATGAGGGAGTGTCGGGAATTCATTGCTAGATATAAAGAGATTGATAATTTCAATATCTATGGTAATGATAAGTTTGAATATTCTTTCATAGCAGAACACTTTCCCGAAAAACATATTGATTATGATTTTTCTTTTATTAAAGTTGCATATATTGACATTGAGGTAAGTTCAGATAATGGATTTCCAAATGTAGAAGATGCAAGTGAAACTGTTACTGCAATAACCTTTAAAATTGGAAAAAATTGTTATGTTTTTGGTTGTGAAGAATTTCAACATGACCGAAAAGATGTATATTATCTCAAATGTTCAAGTGAGCGAGAACTTCTTGAAAAATTCTTCAAGATGTGGGATAAAGAATCACCAGATATTGTTACAGGATGGAATGTAGAAACATTTGATATACCATATTTGGTGAATCGTGCAAAACGATTATTTGATGAAAAGAA